ATCGTTGGTGCCGCCGGTAGTGGTAGCGATAGTCGCGCCCTGCTGACCCATGGAAAGGCCGCTGCCAATATTGGACAGAACCTTCGAGGTTGAGTCGATTGTGGCCCCGGTAAGCGTGGTGCCAGAAGTCAACTCAGGGTCAGAAAAAGCAACGCCTACTGATTTGGTATTAGGCATTGTTTTCTCCTGTTAGCCGACGCGATACAGCGTCCACGTGGTAGCGCCGGTCTTGCGAGCGCGAAACGCCTGCGCGGTGCCGGCTGTAGCCGCGACCGTCATAAGTCCGACCAGCGTCCAGCCGGTGTTGGTCGTCAGAGTGATGACGCCCGACCCGGTCCCATCGACGTTAATGACCGCAAAGTCAATCGTAGCGCCGACCTTGGCTGACGACGGGAGGGCCGTTTCCAGCGCCGTTACGGTCGGAAGCTGGTAAGACGAAGCCGTGCCAGTCGGTGAGCCAAGGATCAGGCCCGTAAGAACCTGATCGCCGGTCAGCGTCGCACCGGTCGTTAGCGTAGCCGGGGCCGGCGTGACGCGGAACAGCGCGTCGCCGCCATTACCAGCGCCGACCTGATAGCCGCCCGTGCCCTGCGGAAGCGCGGGTGTCGGGCCAAAGGATTCGAGCGGGTATGAAGCGCCCTGTGTAGTGATAGCCATGATTCAGAACTCCTTGATAAGGTGAAAAGAAGGGGCTTACGCCCCTCCTGTTAGCCCCAAAGACGGACAGCCATCTGCGGACGAATGACGCTGTAGCCATACAGAACGTCAATACGGCAGGGCAGTCGGTCGTTGTTGATGTCATACTGACGAACAACGCGGAGCGAAATGCCGTTGTGGACCTGACGCGAAGCCATGTCGACACCCTGCGGAAGCAGAAGATCGGCCGTCGCAAACGCAATCGCGTCGCGATGATAGATCAGGTTCTGCGGGTACTGCGTCGAGGCAGCGCCAAGGAACGTAACCGCCGCGCCGGAAGCCGGCAGAGCGTCGACCGTGGCCAGAGCCTGCGAAGCCGAATACATCGCCGGAACAGTGACCGAAGCCGTGGTGGACGCCGTAACGTCAGCCAGAGCTACGAACTGATACAGCGAGCCCGTCGATTCACGGGTCTGCGGGTTAACAGCATAGACATTGGCGATGGTGAACACGTCGCCAGCCTTGATGGTCGTCGTCGTGAGGCCCGTCAGAACAACGGTTGTCGAGCCCTCGGTCGTGACCGTGGCGTTGACCGTAACCGTGCCAGCGCGCGAACCAGTCGTGAACTGCTTGATCGACTGCGACATATTCAGCTCGTCATAGCCGAGAATGCCTTCGCCGAACATGCCGTTCTTGAACTGCTTCGAGATCGCCGACACCGGGTTGAAGAGACCCTTCATGCCTTCGATCAGCGCGGCGTTCGCAGCCGGATTGACCGTCGCATAGCGCGGCGACATGACAGCGGCGTTCTCGTTCAGCTTCTGCTGCGCCTGCAACAGAACGAGCGAGGTGGCCGGGGTCGTGCCGGGCGTGCCGACCGAGTTGCCGATGTATTTGAAGCTGTTCGCAACGTCCGCGTCGATAGAGGACGCGAGCTGCGAAATACGAGGCTTCAGAACACGTTCAGCGAAATCGTCGAGCTGCATGGTAAGCTCGGCGGTCGTGAAGTTGACGCCGATATGCTTCTGGCTGGAGACCGCGAGCGTGGTGTACTGCTCGTTGTCGTCCTGGACCTGAAGCGCCGCGCCGTCCGTGACCAGCGCGCGGTCGGGCAGACGGATGCGGAGGGTCGAGCCGATCTTCGCGCCTTCAACGGCGAAAGAGTCGTCGTACTGGCGGTTGACCGTGCGGGTCAGCACGAGGTTGTTCTCTAGGCCAAATGTTCAACCAGAATCGCTACTTCTGGCCCGCCCCTTTTCAGGAGCCGCTGCATGTCACCATGCAGAGCAGACTATCTCTTCACCTCCATGCGGAGGGCTGTGCGCTTCGGGCCGCTTGGCCCTACTCCCTTTCGGGATAGTCGTTACACCTTACACTGATGAGGACAAACACCGCCATTGCGATGTTTACCGACCTGACAATTCATACATAGCACCTGATAGCCCGCAGGAAAAGAGTTTTTTCGCAGCCATAGATAAAAAGCCGAGCCGCCGCCGTTATATTTTCCGCTTTTGCGTTCTGTAGCGCCGTCGTTATGAATATGGTCAATAGACAGGAATTTAGGCTCGGTTTCACCGCAACAAGCGCACACAAAACCGCCGTAAGCCTCAAAGACTTCGCGGCGCGTACGATCTTGATTGCGTTTGGTTTTATCGCGCTCAGTCTGACGAATGCGCTCTTCTTCTTCGGGAGAGGCTTTGGCCAGTTTACGATTGCGCCATTCGCGAGCGTGTTCTCTAGCTTTTTCTGGGTTAGCCGCTCGCCACGCACGCATTCTTTGGCGATGGCGCTCCGGGTCGCGCTCGCGGTATTTGCGAGACGCTTCCCGGTTACGCTTTCGGACGAGTTCTTCCGGTGTCAGGTCGGAATTGTTCTCGTCGGTGTCTTGGCTCGGTGTTTTCATGAAACAACAGTATCATGACGTTCACCGAATTCACACAGTTATTTTTCCAGTTATCACTAACTGGGGAGACCGGTTAGTTAATCTCCAGAGCCTTCCTTGTGATCATATCAATCGTTAAGAGGCTGTTACTCATAACCTAGTCCTTTCAAAGACTTAGCGTCGGTTCTGCGCTTCCCACTTCTTGATCTGTCGCTGACGTTCCGCTTCAATCCATTCCGACGTTGACATTTCCTTTATGGACCGTGGGTCCGTCGTGTCTCGTCTCGGGCCGGAGTTTGACCGGGTTGCCGTGACAGGCGCAAGAGGCGCTGGCGCGGTTGATGTCTTCTTGACCGGCGGATTTGAAGCCAGATTGGCCTCTATCTTACCGATCTCCTTTGCCTGCAGGACAGGCGGTAACCGGGAAATGCGCGCGGCTTCTTTTGGATTGGATCCAAGGAAATAGATTACCTCGGGGCCAATATCAGAAGCCTGAATTGCCTGCGCCATATAGTCCGTGACGGGGAGACTGGGGTTATACGCGACCTGTTCAAAGTCCTCGTATTTGTCCCTTGCCTCTTCCTCGCGGTCTCTATAGGCCTCGACGAACTCGGCCTGTTGTCTTGCGGCCTCTCGCTGAGCCAACATCTCCCGAGCCTTCTGTTCAGCCAATGCTTCCGCATATTGCTGAGCCGACTCGAAATCGTTGGGGTCCGCAGGAGGTGCGACAGGCTGTTTGGCCTGTTGCTCCGCAAGCCGCTGGGCCTGCTCACGTTCCCATTTACGCTGTTCTCTTGCAAGGCGCTTGCTTACAATCGCGTCCAGCTCTTCCTGAGTGAACGATTTTGTAGGCTGCTGTTCCTCCGGCGTTGTTTCAACAGATTCCGGCGCTGCCGTAGCTTCCGGTTCCGGCGCGGGGCTGATCTCCACTACAGCCTGTTCTTCATCAGACATTTTTACCTAGCTTTCCGGCCAGTCGGTTGAGTTTACAATACTATTCTGCCGGCGTCGGGTCAACATCCGGGCTTTGAATAGCCGCAGCCGCCGCGTCGCCCTGGCGCTTTACCTCGGCAATCAGCTCGAAAACCTCGGCATAGGGGCGCTGCGCGAGCGCCTGCATGACGACGTTCCAGGCCTGAACCGGTAGTTCAATCGAAATCTTTTCCATTTACCTTCTCCAAGGTGTGTCCGCCCGGTGGAGAATGACGCGGGCCGAGCGGACGACCTCCCGCGCCAAGCTGGTTATTCCGCCGCCTGCGCCCACGGGAGCGGCAGAACTACGACCGGCGGGTTAATCTGGTTTTCAATCTGCTGGTCGAGCGCAGCGTCCATCTCAGTGACGCGCTCCGCTCGAAGGTCAGGTCGGCATAGGGCGTGAACGTCGCGCCGGCGTCGAGCGTGACGCCCTGCGAGCCGTAGACATCGGCGGTGTGCGTGCCGTCCGTCGCCTGCCTGCGCCAGTGGACGGTGAAGACAACGTCTTCGTGCCCGTCTGCTTCGGGATAGCTTTCAAGCTGTGAGATGACCCAAGTGTATGTGTTAGCCATTGGTTGCTCCTGTTACGGGATTGTGCTGGCGAGCAAATAATAGACAGTTCCGTTAATGCGGACTGCGATTGTTCTATTGGCGGTCGGCGTTCCAGTGCCAACAATCGTGCCCTCGGTGTAGAACGATGGCATCGTGTTTCCGGCGGACAGGTCCGATGAGTAGAACGTCACGGTGTCGGCGGGTGTCGCAGTCGGCGCTGTTTCCGTCTCAATTGTCAGACACTGCGTTCCAGTTGTCGGAGAAGATGTCGTGCCGATAAGAACATTGCCCGCGCTGGTGATGCGCATATATTCTGATACAGAACCAGCGCCAGCCGCTTGATACAGAACCTTCCATGCATCGCCGCTGAGAGCATAACTTCCAAGTTCTTGATACCAGGAACTTAAGCCAGTGTGGGTCTGCGTGCCTCTATCAGTGGAGTTGGAACCAAAAATCAAGCCATTATACGAAGCACTAAACCCTGCGTTTGATGAAACAAACGACCGCTGTGTTGTCAATCCGCCATATTGCAGAACCATTTGAACGGCAGAAGCGTTTACCTCCAAGGCCACGCTCGGGCTCGTCGTCCTGATGCCAACATTGCCCGTGCTGGTGATGCGCATACGTTCGGAGCCATTTGTCTGAAATACTAATGGCGTAGAGGTTCGCGTTGTAATAAAGGAAGCTGTAGTTGTGGCTACAGCGTCAAATATTGAAGCGCCGCCAATCATCAAGCTAAGCGCAGGGCTTCCTCCATCAGAAACTGTTAATACATTCCCAAACCCAAGTGGATTTGGGCTCGTCGTCCCGATACCAACATTGCCCGCGCTGGTGATGCGCATGCGCTCGCTGCCGCCCGTAGACGCAGCAATCGTATCGGCGGCGGGGAACCAGAAGCCCGTATTCGTATCGCCGGTCGGGGCGATGGAGGGCGTTGCGACAGCACCTGCGGGGGCGTTGGCAAGAGCAAAAGCCGTGATCTGGGTCAGGCTCGTCTTTACGGGCCCGACGCCTGCGGTCTGCACGCTGGGGTATACGTCCGTTCCGGCAACGCTCGTAGCGGCGGTAAGGTCAGAAATGCGGGTATTAGGCATTAGCCCTCTCCAAGAATCTGGCTGGTGTTATCTTCCATGAGCAGAAAGGACGCGTTGTCCTCAAGCAAAATGCTTCCCGTCACCGTGATGACGCCAGAATTGACGCCGCCGGTGACGAAGCTGATGATGCCGCCAAGCCCCAGAGAGACGGCGTTTCGCAGGGCGACGCCAAAGCTCATCGGATGTTTATCGGCTTACAGTAGATAGTTCCGCCTGCGGACACCTGAATGGCGCTTACGCGCCAGGGCGAACCTGTGCCGGGTGGAACTATAAACGGAATAGGCGTATTTGACGGGATAGGCGTAGAGCTGGTTGTAGCTGTGACGCCCTCGCCCACGGCCACATAACACGGCGCCGTAGACCAGATGACGACGCCTTGCGGCCCCGCGGCCCACGTCGATGTCGAGCCCGCGGTCCCGGTAAAACTGGCAGTAAGCGCCGGGAAATTAGTGTCCGCCAAAGGATTCAGAAGTTCCATGATGTCCTCACGCCAGGAATTTTAGCTTATAGAGCGTGGACAGATAAAGTCCTACGATCTCGTCGATGATGTTCTGCAACGCAGACTGGTCCTTGTCACAGACCTTATAGCGCATTTCCTCGATATCCTTGAGAGAATCCTCAAGAAAATCAATTATATTGCTTGTCTTCTTGGCTGACTGAAGCGCGATCGGCCCGATCATGCCGTGACGGCCCATATAAGCCTCTGCGAACGTGTCCGCGAGGTCCACGAT